AGTGTTTCCTAACGCACTTGTTCCAGCAGATCCAGTAACCGCAAAAACCGCCGCTCCTGATACGCTAACAGTTCCTACCGCACCTGTTGCTGCCACCCCTGTTACAGAAATCTCCAACACGTTTTGTACCGTTGGAGACCCTAGAGAAGTAGTTCCGACAACTCCAGTTGCAGAAACGGGGACTGGCTGTCCCCATGCGCCTTCACCCCAGCCGCCTCTTCCCCATCCTGTTAAAGACATAAGCTACCTCATCAGGCTATTCGTATAATCGCGTTACTCGCATCTGCCGTAGGGAACTGAACTGTAAATGTCCCGGAAGTGGATGTTTTATTAGAACTAAAGTCCAATACAGCCACAGCTTTGTCACTGTTGGTATCGTTGTATATCAACGCACCCATCGCAGTAATAGTAGCTGTGGTAAAGCTAATGTCAGCAAAATCAGTCAAAGCTGTTGTGCCAGAAGTGGTTGGAGCAACTTTGGTAAGAGTGCCACCACCAGCCGTGTAAGAGCCGCTGTTGGCTATCTCACCTGTGGTAGTATAAGCTGTCGTTGTTGCGCCAAGAGTAGCTGTGGTGCTAGACTTACCGCCGCCACCCTCTGCATAAAGAGCCAACTTAAAAGCGTTGCCGTTTGTTGCGAAATTGTGTGTGCCTAACATAAGCTCTTGCTTAAATGCTGTACACATTGCTTGTGCGATTGCCATTACAGTCTCCCGATAGCTTTTGCCAGTTCCAATTGACCAGCATCACGAACCTTGGCGCAAATACTAGCACGTTCTTCCTTTCTAGCCAACTCTATATAGTACTGTGCCATATTCCTAACCCTATCTCTAAAAGCCTCTGCCTGTAAACGTATAGGCTCTGGTGCCTCATCTGATATGTAAATCAGTTTACTAGCCAGCATATCTGCTATCTGATCGTTAGACAGTCCGCCATTCTCAGACGTTACAATGTTAACTGATCCCACAGTTCCTACGTTTAAATCAAACATGATCATGCCTTCCAAATATAACGGGGTCACTTTCCTTTGGTTCAGGCGGCTGCATCTTTGACTGCTTCGTTATTAGAAGACTGCCGTTTTCAACCGTCTGTACCAATGGATCCTCTAGTCTATGATACCCATACAGCTTCTCATTGTCCGGGACATTGGTATCCATTAACCCAGATCGATGCGCTATCTCTATCTTTATGCCTCTGGAAATAGCTGTAGCGCACCAGAACTCTACACAAGCTCTTCCAGACTCAGCCATATTGACGTTTTTGTATGTGAAATCTATGCCAAATAGACATATCTTCGTTACTTTCTTCCATATTGCATAAGCAATAGCGTATGCAACGGTGTTGTTGAAGTAACATAAACCCGTATCCTTCGCGACTTCTTCCAAAGGATATAGCTCGACTGCCGGAAAATCTGCGTGTTTAATACAGGAATAGATTGGTCTTGTATTCTTGGCAAGAAACTCTCTTGCAACACCAGTCTGTGTGCCTGCGTTTTCTGTATTTAAAAATCTTGTAACCGGATCCATCATAAACGTCCTGTCAACGTGTATGATTGCTCCTATACAATTTATTCCCCAAACTTCATCAAACTCCTGAGAAGCAACTCTCGCTGAAATATAGTCTGCATAGCTTCCCCCTAAACCCACTATTGCTATTTTCATGTTCTAGCCCTGTCTGGTAACCCCCTTCTGTACGCATCTGTATTCTCACGAGCCTCTGCGTAATCTTTCAACCTAGACAACGCCTCCAAAAATCTCTCGCTATACAGCTTCATGACATCCGGCTCCCCTTTCATATAGATGTATGCCTCTATAAGACTGCCAAATAGTATAGCGTTTGGGGCGTTCTCACTAATCCACGTTGTAGTAGTGTCAGCAGAAGTAGACACAACCACACCTGTGGCACCACTTGTTCCTCCGGTTACTGTCTCACCCACAGTAAATGTCCCAGTAGGAATTATGATAACAAATTCTGTGACTGAAGTGATTGAATTAATGGTCGTGCTCTCTGCGCTGGTTCCACCTGTTATGGTTTCATTAGCAGCAAAAGTTCCGGTTACGTTACTGACTGTCAAAGTAAACTTACTATCCGCCAAGCTAACTGGACGATAGTAGTAGTGAAGTTCCGACACATAGTTTGAGTTTGGTGTGGGAGCCAGTATGAAATTTTGATAATCATACTTGGCGTAATATAACGGAACACCTGTTGTGGCAGAGTTTGGTGTGTACTCTTGAATGTAGTTAACATCCTTTTGCTGCAAGAACTGTTTGGAGCTAGAAACTTCGATAGACAAAGAAAATGTGGCAAGATAATCCGCCGGAACAGCCAGAAACTGGTTACTAGCTGTCATTGCTCCAGATACATTCTTTCTAAAAAGTTCTAGATCTACGCTGGTAAATATACGTTCTTCAGCACTTTTGATAAACCTATCAAGGTTTGAAACAAAAGTTGTCTCGTTGTTGTCAACGTAGTTCTGTATTGCAGACTTTAACTGTGTGTATGTATAGCTCATGGTGTGTTAGCCGTTCCGCCCATAGCACTATGATTTGTACAATAGTAGTACAATGTAGGAGCGCCACTGGCTACTGTTATCTGTGTATAAGCCCCCGCAGATCCGGGAGTTCCGCTAGTGACAACACCTGTTGTGTACTCGGAACCACTGCTATGCGTACCATTAGAGGTTGTTGAAAACCTTAAAGGATGCCCTGAGTTGCTGCTATCTGACTGATCAAACCTGTATGTGCTGCCCTCAGAAAGACTAACAGTGTCTTGCTGTACGCCGTCTATAGCATACTTGTTTCCATATCCCGTACTAACAACGGTCACAGTATATGTTGCTGTTATTGTTACCGCAGAACCTGCAAATACAACGGTGCCCACGGCACCCGTTGCTGAAACACCAGTGACATCGGTAGGTGTAATCACATTACCCCCGAGAGTGACCGTACCCACGGAGCCAACAGCCTTGGGATTTTCTTTATATACGAAGGTGTTTAGATCAAATATAGGAAAGACAACTGTCTCTGGTATCTTATCGTTTCGTGTCCTCGGCTCAAACAACGCCTGTGGATCTGAGCCTGTATGCGTCTGAATCAATTGTGGATGCTTGGGTTCATACTCATCAGGACCGACTTTCATCCCATTCCACTCGGTCATCATCTCAGACAAACGGTATCTAAAGCCAGATCTGTCTGAAAACCCCCATGCTTTCTTGCCAGAAGCGTACCGAGCCATTAGTTAACCCTTAGATACTGTATGCTAGGCTGCAATTTCAAAGATATGCGATCTTCGTCCTCGTCTGCTGCACGTTGGAATTCTTCCTCATACACTACTTTCAACAGTTGAACTCTGTCTGGAGCCTTCTTCATAGCAGTGTAGTAAGCAAGCCCCGCAACCATACATGGTAAGAATCTAAACGGAGTATCGGCTGTGTTTACTAATGTATCCACATCCTGAATCCTGTTTACATAATAGTACACAAGACTGTCAGTAGAATCGTCTGGTGTAGGCCACAGAGTTATTGTAGGAATTGTAGATCGACTAAAGTAAAACTGACTAGGTGTGCCAGTTGTACTCTTGTTTGGTATACTCAGATACTGACTACGAGAGATACGACTAACATCAGTATCAACACCTGCGCTTGTACGAAGAGCAACTTCTAGAATATCCGTGTAAGCTGCTGTAAAAGTATACGTCGCGGTTCCAGAGGTTAATGCCTGTGTAGCTTGAGTCACCGTCCAAAGGTTCAGTCCTCTGTTCGCCCAATCAGCAAACATAAGATTCAAAGAACGTCTAGCAGTCTTAGTGTCATACCCAGTGCGAACCTCGAGTCCACACCTTTCGTATGCTTCCTCGATGATCTCCGCTACATCGATATCAAAATCTCTGGATCCCGACGTTGCCATTACTTAACCCTGACTTTACCGCCACGCATCATCTTCTTCATAGTGCCACCACCACGCATACGCTTCATAGCCTGCTTGGCTGCACCGCCACCCATCATTTTTTTAGCAATGACTTTGTTGGATCCACCGCCACGCATACGTTTTGGAGCTTTTGTAGCACCACCCATTTTTTTAGTTGTGGTTTTTTTAGTTAAACCAAAACCCATCTTTTCTGCTAACTCTTTAAGTGCAGCCATTTGTTTTTTTGTATCAGTCATTTTGAAATCTCCTGTACCTACGGCCTAAAATTAAATTCACATAGTCTTCTTTACTATAGTTTTCATAATACCCAGTCTTCTCAAGTATCTTACTAGCATCATCAAGTTCTGACAATCTTTGTATAAAAACCATAGTAAAGTCAGTCTGAAAGGATAAGAGCCACAAGTCTAGTTTATTACAGGCAAACCATTCATTCATAGCTATACAAGCAGCTTCTACTTCTTCATATGTTTGACTGGGTTCCTCTTCCAAACAGATTATAACAGAGTGTTTGTTACTAAAATTCTTACACTGTACCGCCACAGTCTCCCATAAATCCTGCCTGCTAATACACTCAACAACTCTTAGCCTGTCATCCCTCAAGGCTTTCTTAGCAAAAGGACAAGGTGCGTATCCTATATCCGGGTCTACCACACTCAGATCATTGTGAACCCACTCCTCTATGAGTTCACGCATTTTAGGCTCGTCTGGTATTCGCTTTTGGCATTTTCAATGCACCAGCCATTTCCTTGCGTGGACAAACAAGATTTACAGACTTTCCTTTTCTTGCTTCTATTACGCCTTTGCCCATAAG